AGAGTTCAGGCGCAACATCTGCCACAACCACACTCCGAGTAGAAAATAGCAATACCAGTGCTTCATTAGTAGTATTAGATAATGGATTTGTCGGCATCAACACAGGATCAGCGGCATTTAATTTAGATGTTAACGGTACCACTCGTTCTACTAATTTTAGACTTGCAGATAGTACATTAATTGCATCAGCATATACGGCTGGTGGGACTACTTTAACTATTTCTAATGGAGGTCATAATAATGCTGTTGGAATTAACGTAACATCAGCAGTCGGCGTGCGAGCAGCATCAATTTTAGGCATAAGTAGTAATAATTTACTTGGAGCTTCTATATATGCTGCTGGTGGTAATACTAATGTGCCAACAAATATATCTCTTGGTTTATTATCAAATAGAGCATTAATAACAAGCATAGCAAGTGGATTATCGATGCATACAAGTTCGATGCTACAAGTAGATAGTACTACACAAGGATTTCTTCCACCTAGAACAAACTTAACTTCAAACATATCAACTCCGGCTCAAGGATTAATGACTTATGTTACGGCAAGTGCATCAGAAGGTTTATATTATTATAATAGCAGTTCATATCAAGGATGGACAAGATTATTAAATAATTCTGGGTCACAAAGTATAACCGGCTCACTAGATGTAACCCAAGGTATTACCGGCTCATTATTCGGCACAGCAAGTTGGGCTACAAATGCGTTAACCGCCTCATTCTTACCTGTAGGTACTTATGCTATAACAGCATCTTGGGCTCAAAGTGCTTCTCAAGCTACAAGTGCCTCATTCGCTACAACAGCATCATTTGCTACAACACATCAATTAATCGCAAGTCAATACATATGCACTGGTTATTTATCAGCTAATCAATCTATTCCTGACTCAACAAATACACTTATAGAATTTACAAGTCAATATGATCCAAACGGATGGATGACAGCTACTCCATATACAGTTGCTCCAAATGTTGCTGGATATTATTCAGTATCAGCTGGAGCCATGTTAGCAGACACAGAAACTTCAACAGGTCAATGTCGTTTAGATGGTTTAGTCAGTGGTACCCTTTGCGCATCAGTAACAAGCCCACTAAATAATGGCTCAGAACAAAGTTTAACATTTAGTAGAATAGTATATTTAGATGGCACTAGTGATGAAATTACATTTGTGTTCTATCAAAATTCTGGTGTTAGCCGAGATGTAATACAGGGGACTAATGGAAAAGACACTTGGTTCTCAATTAATTTAATATCTCAATAATTTTTAAATAAGATTAATATATTTATAACATATAAAATGAAATACATTTATGGAAACAAAAGTTTTAACACAAGAAGAATTACAACAAATTAAAGACATCCAACAAGAAAGATTAACATTAGTTGAACAATTTGGTATTCTAGAATATAGTATGCAAGATCTAGAACAACAAAAACTTCAACTCAAATCCGCAGCATCTGGTCTAAAGCAAAAAGAAATCGAGTTAGGTAAAACACTACAAGAAAAATATGGTGATGGTACTATAAATGTAGAAAAAGGAGAATTTACTAGTTCTTCCTAGGTTTTTGACCCTCTTTACAATATTTATAATAAAATATAAATTATAAAGAACATGGCTGAAACCTTAATATCACCTGGAGTACTCGCTAGAGAAAACGATCAATCCTTTATCTCCCAAGGCCCTATCACAGTTGGGGCTGCAATCATTGGACCCACAGTAAAAGGTCCATATGAACTTCCCACTATTGTAACATCATATAGTGATTACCAATCAAAGTTTGGTACTACTTTTAACAGCGGTGGACAAGCTTACACTTATTTTACTTCAATAGCAGCTTACAACTATTTTAACAACGGTGGTGAAACACTATTAGTAGCAAGAGTAGCAAGTGGTACATTCGCAGCTGCTACAAGTTCAGTTGGAAACTACACCCCACTAGTCAATGGAAACCCTGCGACCGGTTCTTATACCTTCACCGCAGCTAAAACTGGATCAGCATTCCAAGGTTTTAGTCTAAACATAGGAAACAACACCTGGTATTTGCAAGGATATGGCGGAACAACATTTTATAATAACACTCTTGATTACGGTTATTTTAATACTGGTTCGAATTGGGTAGCCTCAGCTTCACAAGCTATAAATGGTTGGCCAGAATTAGCAACCTATATTACTGCAAGCTTTAGTGGCAGCACATTAATATTGTCAGGTTCAGCCGGTGATACTTTTATAAATGGTACTACACTTTATACAGCTAGTTATGTGGGTGATCCTGGTGGATTAGCGGCGACGCTTAGTGGAGCTACAGTTAGTACTCCATCAGTGGCATTAACATTAGAAACACTATCTGAAGGAAACATCATGAACAATAGTGGAGCTGAAACATCAGGTGCTTTAGTCAGTGGTTCATTAAATAATGTAAGATGGCAAGTTGTAAACTCTAATACAGGCTCAGGCACATTTGATTTATTAGTTCGTCGAGGTGATGATAATTTATTAGAACCTACTGTATTAGAAACATGGACTAATTTATCACTTGATCCATTTGCTCCAAATTATGTAGCGGCGGTAATAGGTGATTATAAAAGTAATTACAACCCATCTACTAATCAAGTTGAAATAACTGGATCATATCCAAACAGAAGTGCTTATGTAAGAGTAAAATCAGTAGATACACCAACTCCAAACTTCTTTAACAACAATGGTGCTCCAGTAGCTGCATATACATCTTCAATTCCTGTAAATGCTAGTGGTGCATTTAATGGTGCTGTAGGAGATTTATTTTATGGTGGTGGTGCTAAGTATTATAATGATATAATAACTGGTGTTAATAACATTCAAGGCATTAGTACTAGTAACTATAACAATATGATTAGTTTACTTGCTAATCAAGATGACTATAGATTTAATATTTTACTAACTCCTGGTTTATTCTCAGCTGCTGGATTAGGTACATCTCAAGTAACAACAGCTATAAATAATACTCAAAATAGAGGTGATAGTATGTATGTTGTAGATTTAGTACCATATGGTTCAAATGTTTCAAGTGTAACATCTGAAGCTTCTACTAGAAATACATCATATGCTGCATCTTATTGGCCTTGGACTCAAACCGTTGATCCTGATACTGGCAAAAACGTTTGGGTACCAGCATCAACTGTGATGGGTGGAGTATTTGCCTATAATGATAGTGTATCAGAACCTTGGTTTGCACCCGCCGGTATAAACAGAGGTGGATTAAGTAATGTGATACGTGCTGAATGGAAATTGACTCAAGCAAATAGAGATTCTTTGTATACTGGTAAGGTTAATCCAATCGCTACATTCCCTGGACAAGGTGTGGTAGTATATGGTCAGAAAACATTACAAACCAAAGCATCAGCTCTTGACCGTGTAAATGTTCGCCGTTTACTAATTGCTCTTAAGTCTTATATCTCTCAAGTTGCTCAAAACTTAGTGTTCGAACAAAACTCAATTGCAACAAGAAACCAATTCTTAAGTCAAGTAAATCCATACTTAGCTTCAGTACAACAAAGACAAGGTTTATATGCATTCAGAGTAATAATGGATGATTCGAATAACACACCTGATGTAATCGATAGAAACCAGTTAGTAGGGCAAATTTATATTCAACCGACTAAGACTGCTGAATTCATATATTTAGACTTCAATATCCTTCCAACCGGGGTCACATTTCCGGCATAATTGACATTTAGTTAAATAAAAGATAAGGTACCTTTGGGTACCTTACCTTATTTTCATATATTTATATTTGAACAATATATAATATATTATTAATGTCATCTAATCGTAAAAAACATAAATGTTTAAATTGTAGCAATTTAATACCAATAAGAAAAAAATACTGTGATAGGAAATGTTATAATGAAAACCATAATATAACTATCACCTGTTTAAATTGTGGTGTGGAAAAAAGTGTACCTAAAAATAAACAAGACTTAAAATATTGTAGCATTAAGTGTGCTAATAGTGGAATTGATAGAAAAAAATCTAGAATTAAAGCTAACCAAACTTTAATAGAAAAATACGGTAAATCAAATCCATTTGAAATATATGGATACAATAATATCCAGAGAAACTTAAATTATGGAGATAAAATAGCTAAAACAATACAAAATAAATCTTCAGAAGAAAAACAACTAATAAAAAATAAAATATCAGATTCTTTAAAAAATAAGTCTAAAGAAGAAAAACAACGTATTAGAGAAAAAGTAGAAAATACTAATTTAGAAAAATTTGGAGATAAACATTCTTTAGGTAAGAATAGTAGTCTAAGAAAAACAGCAGACCTTAATAGTCGTAAAGGGTTTTTAAATCGTCTAAATCAGTGGTTAAAATCTAATAACTTAGAATTATTAGATAAATATAAAGGAGTAAAAGATAATGAAGGTAATATAATTTATTATAATTTTAAACATACATTATCTGGAAATAATTTTATAGATCATGTAGCGTGTGGGCGATTACCAATTTATAAAGATCCTAATGAAACTATAGGTATATCTAATTCTGAAAAAGAACTTCAATCTTTTTTAAAAGAAATAACATCATCTGAAATAATATTTAATAACAGAAAACTAGTTAAAGGATTTGAAATAGACATCTATATTCCAGAATATAACATAGCTATTGAATTTAATGGTTTAAGATGGCATTCTGAGGCTATGGGTAAAACAAAAGAATACCACATAAATAAAACTAACGAATGTGAAAAACAAAGTATAAAACTTATACACATATTTGAAGATGAATGGACTTATAAAAAAGATATAGTTAAATCTCGTATAAAACATCTAATAAATAAATCAGAGAGAAAAGTATATGCTAGAAAATGTATAATAAAACCAATAGATAATAAAACAAAAAACCAATTCCTAAACAATAACCACATCCAGGGAGAAGATAAAAGTAAAATAAAATATGGTTTATATTATAATGATGAATTAGTAAGTGTTATAACATTTGGTTCTTTAAGAAAGATAACAGGAAATACAAATATTACTGACCATTATGAACTTATTAGATTCTGCAATAAATTAAATATTAGTGTAATAGGTGGTTTTTCAAAACTCTTAAAAAATTTCATTAAAGAAAACCAACCTAAACAAATAATAAGTTATGCTGACAGAAGATGGAGTGCAGGAAATCTATATGAAAAAAATAATTTCAAATTCATGCATGACACTCCACCAAATTATTGGTATATGAAACATTATAATTATAGAGAACATAGATTCAAATACCGAAAGTCAGAATTACCTAAATTACTTAATATTTATAATAGTTCATTATCAGAATGGGAAAATATGAAAAATAACAAATATGATAGAATATGGGATTGTGGAAGTAAAAAATACGAAATGTCATTTATATATCCACTTTAAATTACCTGAATCCCAAACCCGCCTCCACCCATTGGCTAACATGTTTTCATATTCTGTGAGATTAGAATTAAAATTGTCAAGTAATTTAGATAATTTATGTTTTTGACATGACATCCTATTTAAAATAATATTGTTTTTCCAATATATGTAAGAAGGTGATGTTTTCTCTACAAATAAGAATCCTAATGTTTTATATAAATTACCATCAAAAAATCTCCTATCTGCAAAACTTAACACAGGTAAACTAGACGTGTTATAATTAGTTATAAAATGTTTAAATAATTTAGAAGCCCCACCAGTAATATTAGTATTTAACTTATTACAAAATCTAACCATCTCCATTTCATTAGAATTTTTCTTAAACCTATTTTTAGAGAACGTCATAAGAGACACTAACTCGTTATTATGGTATAATCCTAAATTAATAGATGAATGGGTATATCCTTGTATATGATTATCATTCAAGAATTGTTTAACTATTTTAACATCATCTATTTTTTTCAATTCACATTTTCTAGCATATATTTTACTAGAAATTTTATTTAGTTTATTTAATATTACTGATTGTATAATATGTTTTTTAAATATCCACTCATAATCAAGTATATGAATAAGATGTATTCCTTGTTTCTCACATTCATCTGTTTTATATAAATGATAATTTTTATATTTACCCATAGATTCAGAATGCCAATATACTCCATTAATCTCAATAGCTAAATTATAATCAGGAAGATAAATATCTATTTCTAAGCGGTTGGGTAATATGTCTCGTCTATTAAGTAAAATTCTATCCATAGAAATATACTCAGATAAAAACACAACAAGTTCATCTTCAACCAATGAGTATCCTTTATAATCAGAACAATTACAAGAAGGCAAATACCCATTACTTAAATAAACATCAGTAATAGACGAACATTTATCACACTGAAACTGAAATTTATTCTTAAATAAGTGACTTAGCATGTTCTGGTCTAAATACTCTTTATCAAACAATGGCTTCATTCCAGATATATTATAATAATTAATAATTTTTTCCCATTTTACTTCAACAAAGTTTTTTCTAGGTAATGTTCTACCTTTAAGTTTTTTAGATATTTTATCTCCTATTTCTTTATTTTTAGCAGCTATCTCTACTCCATATCTTTCTATTATAGTATTACGTGATTTATCTTGAACCTCTTTAATAAGAAAAGGATTAGTAACACCATATTTTTCTTGCAAGTTATTTTTATATGTATTTTGTACTTGTTCTGATTGAAATGCTACTTTTGTACCATATTTTTCTAAACATGTGTTTTCTCGTTTCTTTAACCAAGATTTATCTTTACCTTTATATTGTTGAGCACAAGTCTTATTGCAAAATTCTTGTTTAGATGAAGGAATAACCTCAAATTCTATATCACAATTCTTACATATTATTCTTTTCTTTTCTTTTTTAGGTCTAGCCATGTCATGTGTTTTAGGTGTAAACGCTGTTACGTTAATAAATATATGAAATATTATCAAAAAATCCAAACAAGTCATATGTATAAGAAAACATAATAAAATGGCAGTATTAGATCCAAACGAAATATTCTTCACCTCATTTGAACCCAAACAGCAGAATCGCTTCATAATGTACATTGATGGTATCCCATCATATATCCTTAAAGGTGTAAGTGCAGTAACTTTAACCCAAGATACAGTAACTCTTAACCACATGAACGTACAGCGTTTTGTGAAAGGAAAGTCAAAATGGGGTACAATATCATTCACATTATTTGATCCTATCACTCCTTCTGGTGCTCAAGCTGTAATGGAATGGGTACGTTTACATCACGAATCTGTAACAGGTAGAGATGGTTACTCTGACTTCTATAAGAAGGATTTAACACTTGACATCTTAGGTCCTGTTGGTGATATTGTAAGTGAGTGGGTATTGAAGGGATGTATTATTACTGAAGCTAACTTTGGTGAATATAGTTGGGATAACGAATCAGCAGCTCAAAACATTACAATGACGGTCCAACCTGATTATGCAATTTTGAATTTTTAGGCCATCCGGTGGTACCTTACGTCCTCCTGTAATATTTATAATAAAACAGGAGGACACTTTTATGCTACAATGTAAACTATGTAATTATGAAACTAACAGCAAAATAAAATTCGCCAAACATGTTCTGCATGAACATAAACTTAATAGGCAAAACTATTTAATTCAAATTAAATATAGCGGTATACAACCAACATGCGCTTGTGGTTGTGGAATATTAATGAAGTATAACGCTACTTTATCTGATTTTCCTAAATATATTAAAAAACATCTTCACATCATCCAGAAAGGTAAAACACAAGAAGAAATATTTGGAGATATGAGATCTCCTAAAAGAATTAAAGCTATATCAGACGCCCGCAAAGCTAAATTTGAATCTGGTGAATATGATTATATAAGGGATGCTATTAAAGAAGCAAGAAAAGATCCTGAATTAGGTGAAAAGATATCTAACAGTGTTAAAGGCAAACCCAAACCAAAACCTGAAGGATTTGGAGTAGGCAGAGTACAATCAGAAGAAACTCGCAAGAAAATGAGTGATAGTGCTATTCAGAGGATACTTAAGGATCCAGAAAATTATCATACTTCAGAATTAGAAGAAAGGTTTAAAATTATATTAGATGTGTTAGATATAGAATATAAACACTTTTTCTTCGCTAAAGAAATAAATAAAATATTTGACTTTTATGTTCCAAAACATAATATATTAATTGAAGTAGATGGAGATTTCTATCATTGTAACCCAAAGATATATAATGATGGCCCAGTATGTAAAACCCAAACTATTAATATAGAAAATGATAAACTTAAAGATGAGTGGGCTAAAGAAAACGGGTACAAATTACTCAGATTTTGGGAAGATGATATAAATAATAACATAAAACAAGTTAAGCAAACATTATTAGAAAACTTAACTCATTAAAATAAAAACCCACAGAAATGTGGGTTTTCTTATTTTACAATATATTTATATACAACAATAACGTTACATTAAAACATAATTTATGGAAGAAAATAAGTTTCCAACGGAAACAGTAGAATTGCCCTCAAAAGGCGTAGTATACCCATCAGATCATCCCTTACGTAGTGGTAAAGTA